TGTTTATTAGAAGTGATTAAGCCCTGACGATATTCTTCAATCGCCTCACGCATACATGCCTTACACTTATGCTTGCCTTCAAACTGTGGATTGTGAACCAAAGGGCGAATGCACTTCATCATTCTTCCTCTCGCATTTCTCTTAGTTTAGCATCCATGTATTTCTTACGCTCATGCCGCTTTCTTCTTTTTCTTTCTTGGCGGGTTTTATCAGCCCTGCCTTCGATTTTTTCATTATGCTTTTTGCCCGCCAAATGCTCTTTGTAATGTTTTATACGGTGACAATTAGAACATATTAATTGACACTTAGCAATCTCTTTTTCTATTCTCTTCCAAGAGTAGCCGTTACCAACAAGATAAGAAATTGATGCAACCTTGTCATCGTGGTTAATATGATGATAATCTAAAGCCCATGTTGCTATTTGACCCGATAGGCCACACACAACACAAGACCCCTCCGCTTTTATCTTCTGGAGTTTTTCTCTTGTTTGCTTTCGTCGCAGTCTAACCTGCGCTCTCCTTTTATCAGCATTACTTTGATACCATTTCTTGTGATAATTTCGCTGATATTCTCTGCGTTTATCAGCATCTTTGAAGGGCATTAACGCCCGCCTCATTCATCAGCAAGTTTTGTCAAAATGATTCTTGGTTGTCCTTCCGAGTCAAGTTTTGATTTGTAAAAAGACATTTCATCCTGTGTAGGTTCTCGGCCTCTGTAAAAACCGTAAGCCAGTTTGATATATTCCTCTGTTGGAGTTGCATAATCAAGGGGTGAAGGACATTCATTTAGAATCTTAGGTTCGGCCTTTTTGGTTGGCTTGGTTGCTTTCTTTTCTTCAACAACTTTCTCTTCAACCTTTACTTCCGCTTTCTCTTCCGCTTTCGCTTTCTTAGCCATGTTTGTTCCAAACCCATGAATAGTTATTAAGCATTATCCCATAATATAGTCAGTTCTATGTCAGTTCGCACACCGCCTATGGTGTTGCCTTCAAACCCTTTACCAAAGAAAGCCTCCTTGTCCTTGACTTGTATGGGTTCAGCGACATTGACAACATCGGATATTTTAATGAATTTATATCCATAACCGCCCCATTCTGGGTTAGCACTTCCGTTATTAGCATTGACAAGCACTTGCTCTCTTATTATTTTCAATAACTTCCACATCTGTTCGTCAGTTGGTGTTAGCAAATGAACCACGACATAACCAGTATTTGTTGTCGCTGCAATCGTGGCAGCAGGGTTCATGTTAGCGATTTCAGTTTCTTGATAAAAATTAGTCAATACAATTTGTGGCACTTTTTGATTCTTCATAGAAAACCAACTATCAGTTTGTATTGTTATACTTGGCAGCCCCGCAGCCGTGAGTTTAGCAGCAAGCCCTGATTCTAAGATAACTTTGGTAAGAGCCTTTGGGCTAAGTGTAGGCTCATTATTTGTAGCGGGCATATCATGCACCGCCATTACCAAAGACTGCTACGGCCATGAAAGAATTAGCCTTGACTTTCTCCAAGTATTCTTTGTATTCTTTCTCCGTTGAGTCTAGTAATGGTCGCCAAAATTGTTTGATTCTTTCAGCCGAGTTCTCATCATTCAAACTCGCTCTTGCCGCCTGTCTAACAACTAAGAGAATTGTAGCCATTTTCGCCTCGATTGGGGCAGTGGCAATTCCTGATGTGTAAGTTATTTTGAATAGTTGAATAGCATTTAGTCCGACGAGGTTATGGAATCTAATAACTCCGGCTTCCGCATCATCCAACCACCAGTCATCTGTTCCATCTCTTTTTCTTCCTTCTTCAAGAACAGTAGTCGAACCATCAGATTTAGTTTCTTCAACAGAGGTAATAGAAGCGACGGGTCTATTTTTTAGAGTAATGTGCCTCATCCTGTATGTTGAATCATGATATTCGACATGGCTAACAACACCTGCTAACTGCCGACCTGCATACATATCAACCAAGCGTGAAGCATTGGTTATCATTGTAGCCAATTCAGCATCAGTTGGTCCGATGTTATTACCATCAATTAGACCCGAATAAGTTCTAACCTCTGTCACTGTGCAGTAATCTATTGCGCTCATAACATATCCCTTGTCAAGATGGGCTTTAACGGTTGAGCCTTAGCCCCCTCTCTTGAGGGCTATGGCTTACGCTATCGCCTTTGTTAAAAGGTTAGTTAATCAGCCTCAAAGAGTTGCTAATCCGTGAATGGTGCATATTGCCTCATCATAGCGAACTGCGAAGGCAACATCTTGCTTAGGAATAAGCACGAATCTGTCCTTTGTTGGTTCGTCATGGAAGCCAATACTGAATCTTCTCTCTGCAACTGTTGGGTTGCCGATTAGTGGAGAACGGACATTCACTAGCATAGCGATTGTACAGTTTCTTACAGAGTTAGCAACGCTTGATAGAGCAAACTTACCTGTGTGGTTCATGTTGGTTGGAATAACGCCAGTAGCGAAAACTCTGACACCATAGATTCGACCAAGTTCACCGCTTAGGATAGTAGCACCTGCACCGTATTTATCAACAGTTTGTAGTTCAGTAAGTCCTAAGAGTTGAACCTCAAGGTTTCTTGGAACTATCATAGCCAATTCATCTCTGTTGTCGGAGTAAACACCCAACTTAGCGATAGCACTTCTCATGTGAGCAAGTGTGAAGGCTGAACCTGCATTTGCTTGGGTTGCATCAACAGTAACCCCTAATCTATTTCCGGCAGTTGCACCAGTTCCGATACAAGCAGTTCTTAGACCATCAAACAATAGAAGGTAATCATTTACAGTTCCGCTAACACCAGTTGGGTTTAGTTCAGCACCAGAAGTTGCATGTGGTCCGTTAATGTTGTCAGCAAAAGAGTTACCAGTAGCAGTATCACCGTTAATGAACAAAGATTGTTCGTTAGTAGCAAGTTGTGAAGCAATATCATCTCTTAGAACTGCAAGCAATCCTTCGACACCGTATGCAATCAGGTAATTACCGATTGGAATATTAGCAATCATTGTCTTAAGTTCCAACTCAACTTCGTTAGTAGCGTTTCGGCTCTCCCCTGCGGCAGTTCCGGCTTCGGCCATTGTTAGAGTTTGTTGGTGGAATGATACACTACCTGTCAATTTTGGAATCTTCATAATTCTTCTCGACATTGGCATAGCAGGGAAAAGAGAACGCATGAAGTTTCTCTCATATACTATTCCGATTATCTCTTCAGCAGTTTCAGTAGGAAGCATTGTTGCACCAGTTGTATTTGCTACACCTGCTAACGCTGCTTTCACCTTTTCAGTCATCTCATTAAAGTTCATTTCTTCGCTTGTCATATTATATCCCTTTCTCTATTTGGTTATTAAGTATATCCTAACTTCAAAGTCCTCTTCCTTCAATTCTCTCGGATAGCCAAGAGCCAAGTCCGGCCATGCCTTTGCTTACTTCTGGCAAAGGGTCGTACTTGGTTGTTCCAGTTTTCTTTTCAGTTGGAGTAATGTTAGCCGATAGGCTTTTTCTTTCAGCCGGTACGGATTTTGTTTCAATGTTTAGTTCAGCCATTTTTTCAGCAAGTCTTTTACCGACCTCTGCTTCAATTACTGCTTCTTGCTCTGCAATCTCTTTCTCTTCGGTCAAAGATGTAATTAGTGAATCTCTTTCAGCAATAATGCTCTTAAGTGATTCTGTTTCATCGAGTTTGTCTGTCAGGTTCTTTAGAGTTGCTTCCATACTTAGAACGGATTTTACAACTTCTTCTAATACTGCATCATCGTCAAGAGTTTTCTCTTCAAGTTCTTCGACTACTTCTTCTTCAAGAGCCTCTTCCTCAACAAGTTCTTCTTCGACAAGTTCTTCCTCAACCTCTTCTGTTGCTTCTTCAAGAACTTCTTCTTCGACTGCTTCTTCGACTGCTTCTTCGAGAACTTCTTCTTCAAGAACTTCTTCAACCTCTTCGGTTTTAACAGTGACTATTTCTTCGGTTGGAACTTCTATTTCTTGTTCCTTGATTTCAACTTCTTCAATTACTTCTTCGGAGGTTTGCTCATCAGACATGGAACTTTCCTTCTCTATATGGGTATTAACGCTATCGGTGGCAATAGCCTGTTTGAACTTTTCTTCCAAGTGTGCTAATTGTTGGCGCAGTTCTTCCATTTCAGTATCTTGGTCGGGTGCGCCCATTGGCTCGGCTTTACCAAACTCGATAACATAACTGTCCTCGGTTTCTTCAACTGCTACAATGTGCTTTTCCTCTGTATGATTTCCACCACAACCGCAACCACCGCAACCATCTCCGCCAATAATGTCTTTAGAACCTGTATAAGAAACTAAAGACTTCTCAACATCAAAGAGAGCATTTGGTGAAGCGGGAATATCAACCACGCTTGTTTCAATCCATTCAATGTTAGTAAATCTAACATAGCAAGATTCATCTTCCTTGTCATTAGGACATTCCTTTACTGCGGCTTTT